ATGGATTGCAAGGAAATCATGGAGATTGCAGATAACATGGACGTCGAAGCTACGGCGGAAAAAATTCTTGCGGAGATGGAAAAGGCAAAGGAAGATGAATGCTTGAATTTTTACGACTGGGGTCTTCGCAACGATGACCGGGAGTTCTGTGTTGGAGATAGCATCCCCAACTCGTACAATTGGTACGACGGAGAGATGAGCGATGAGGAACTTGATGGCGTCTGTGCAACGCAAATTGTTATCGCAAATTCGCGTGAAAAACAGCTCAAGAATATCGCGCGGGCGTTGCGCATTAACAAGGTGTATTATAATGAGCACCTGTACCTGATGCGCTGCGATGGAGACAATAGCCATATTGGCGAGGACGAGCAGGAGATTATCATGTGCGATGCAGAGGTCGTTGCGGTTATTAGATAATCGGCAGGGGGTGTCGAGTTGGATAAGACTTGCCCAATATGTGGTGGGCGCGTTCCCGACGGGCGGCGGATTTATTGCAGCGAAGGGTGCTACAAAATAAGCGAGAAACGTCGCCAGCGCGTCGGGACTGGTGCTCAAAGTGGGAATCCAGAAATGGTGCATACATTTGCTTGCCCGGACTGCGGAAAAGTTGTGACCCGTCCGACAAAGTGCACACGCTGTAAAGAATGTCAGGACGCAGCGAATCGGCTGCATAACGCAATTTACAGGCGAAGCGGCGCAAGAAGACCGCTTGGAAGCACGGATAAGTGCGCGCGATGCGGGAAAGATTATATTGTCTTTGGCGGGAAGCAGAAGTACTGCCCAGCATGTAAGGAAAGTGCTACTGCAGAAGCAATCCGAGAACAGCGACGTGCCGCAATGACGGAAAAGCGCAATGACGCGGTCGCCGGGAATATTATTAGAGAGCGAAAACGAGTTGTTCCAAAAGAGAAGATTTGCAAGTACTGCAAAAAGACATTTTCTGCCATCGGAAATGGAGAATATTGTTCAGAAGAATGCCGCCTTGCTGCTAAAAAGGAGTATCTCAAAGAGTATGACAAGTCGCGTGCTGAACAGAAACGTGCGGCACAGAAAGCACGCTATGAAGCGATGACTGCGGAGCAACGCGAAGAAGCAAATCGCAGAGCCAGAGAAAATTATAGGAAACGCAAATCAAAGGAACATATTACAAAGTAGATATAAAGAGGACACCATGCCGGAAAAGCAAAAAGAACAGCTCATTTCACAAAGCGGCGTATTGTCTATGGGCTTCACAAAGTCCATGATAGACAAGCTGCTGCCGCCGCCTATCCTTAAGCGGAATCCACATTATGCGTCCTCCGCGCCCATGAAGCTGTGGCGCGAGGATGATGTGCGTTCCGTCATGGGGACGCAGGAGTTCCAGACGATGGCGGCAAAAGCAGCCGCACGGAAGGCGGCATCCGCAAAAGCCGTCGAAACGAAGCGCAAGAACGCCGAAGCCATTGCCGACGACCTCATTGCTTCCATCCACGTTACGCGCTGGGATATGCCCGTCCTGGAAGAGGCGACGCTGAACGCAAAACAAGAATGGTATTTGGAACACGGCAATGTGGATATATTGTCCCCGAATACCGAGACGCTGGAACGCTGGATGGTTAATTTCATCCGCCATAACCTCTGCGAATATGATGACAAATTAATTAACCTTTTCGGGCTTGTCGGCAAGGAAGAGCTGTACCATCGCCTAAAAACCGAAACCCTTGCGAAAATCGCGGGGGTGTATCCGGAACTTGACGTTGAGTGCAAGCGTCAGGCGCAAGAATAGTGTACAACAAAAAAAAGACCGGGACATTACGTCCCGGCTTTCTTTATATTCCTTTTGGGTAAAATCTCGGAGTATTTCTGCGCTTCGTCGTACTTGGTTTTCAGCGTGTGTATAATATAGTCAATCTTGCGAATGCTCATATTGTACTGTATTGATTGCTTTGTGCGTGTCCAGCCCTTCGCCCTCGACCTGATAATCAGTTCTTCTTCCTCGGACAAACAGGCTTCCTCCACAAAAGCATCTACAACCGCTTTTGTCCATACGACTTCGCGGCTCATGCGTTACTCCTTCGGTTTATCCTTGCCCTCCGCGACTGCCGCCGCGTCCGTCATGCCCTCGCCGATGATGTAAGCGATGACCGTAGCACCCGCCATGATGATGCTGCCGACCTGTGTTGCGGTTTCATCCGCCACGCCGAATGCCATAATCAGCATGGTCACAAAGGATACAACCGCCGCCCAGAACTTGCGGCTTGTCAGCTTACGCTTCAAATTTTCGCTCATTTTGCATTTCCTCCCTTTTCTTCGTAGATAATTTCAAGGCCATATGCTTTTGCAGCCTCATGTTCGATTCTGCAACCACGGGCGTTTTCCCAGCCCTTGCAGAAGTAGGCTGCATGGCACAAGCTCATGTTTTCAAGCGATTTAGCTAAGAAACACAAAGGAATTTGCACCACGCCCCGCTGTTTCATGGAGTGCGGGCTATACCATTCGTCCGTAAACAGCGTGTTCACAATCCGAAACCCGCGTTTTTCAAGTTCTGCTACGGCTCGGTTACGCGTATCGATAATTTCTTCTTCCGTTTTTCCAGCCATCGGCTGGCTTAACATTGCTTTTCTCTCGCTCATTTTTCGTTTTCTCCCTTTAGGGCATTGCCCCTCAACCAATTATCAATTTCCCTGCTTGCCGCCGTCATTTCGTCGGCGTTGCCGTTGTGTAACTCATGCTCCAAAAGTGCCTGTACTCCGGCACACGTTACCATCAGTCCGTCACGCAAGCCGCCGATGCGCTCTTCGTGCCCATCAAGGCGGCGCTTGTCCGTATCCAGCTTGCGATTGATGTCTGACACGCTGGATGCCAGCGCGTTTGTTGGCTGCTCCTGTCTCTTGCGTTCATCTCGCGCATTTTTCCGCGCGGTGTAAAATGTGTTGTATGCTCCCAGCAGAACGAGAATCACGCCCAGCGCCAGAATCAGTTTATCAGCGGTGAGGTTTTCCATGTCAACCTACCCCGCCTTCCAGTGCTGTGACGCGGTCTTCCAACTTTTCGATGCGTTCCGCAAGCTCAGAGAACGTGGGTGTTTCCGTTTTGGAAATACCCACATCGACAAACTCCTCCATCATGTAGCCTTGATTTGCATCCGTCTCGACGTGAATCCAACCGCCACTATTCCCGATGACGTTGACGGAAGTGCCGATTTTGACCTTTTCAAGCACCTTTGCGGATTTGCTCGGCTCTGCGCGAAGATTGACCGTGCTGCCGCTCGTGGCATAAACCCGCCCAACGTAGGAAACCCCGGCGGTATAAGAATCTTCCACTTGCTTTTCCTCCTTGTAATCGACTTTCTTGAGGTATCCTGCACACGCCCACGACTTGACGGGTGAAGCGACGAAGCCCGTTGCGCTGCTCTGCGCATTGAGAACCTTGCCGTCCTCACCCATCAGCCCGATGTGGTAAAAATCCCTCAAATCGCCGTTGTAGTATTTTCTGCCCTGCTTGTAGCCAGACGGCAAGGCATACCGCGAATCACCCGGATTCCGGCACTTAAAAACAGCCATTCCGGGCTTTGCGGCAGAAATCTGGACAAGCTCAACAATTTCCGTCCGCGCAATGCGGTTGCTGCCGTGGTAGATGCTCTGCCCGTGCTGACGGTATGACCAGACAAACGCGCCGGAGCAGTCAACGTTTCCCGTCTCCGCTGCGCCAGCCGTATACTTCCAGTGCTCGTCAAGCATCCGCTGGAAGTCGCCCAGAATGGCGGATACTGCGATTTTGGGCATGATGACACCTCCTCAAACTTGGTACTAACTTGGTACTAACTTGCAACTAACTTGCTACCAATTGCAACTTGCGCGCAACTTAGATTGTTGCCGCTTCTTCCTCATTTTCCGCCGCGTCCAGCGAATCATAGTACGCCTGCGCCAGCTTCTCGACTTCCGCGATGTCATCCTCATTAAACAGCCCGTTGTCAAGGTGCGTGTACGCCTTATCGAGCCAAAATGCCACATCGCGCCCCGCGGAAATCTCGCGCTTGATTGCGCGCAGCGTCAAATCGTGCCGTGCCTTACTGTTGATAGCCATAAAGATACCTCCTTAATTTTGCGTCATGGACGCAACCGCATCCTCAAGATTTTTGATTACGATATTCACGTCGCGCTGGTACTTCATTTCTGCGCCAGCGCCATCAGTAACGCTGATGGTAGTCGTCGGGGCGTAGGTGGTCAGCGCCTTGTACGCGGCAATTTCAGC